GAACCGGCTGGCCATCCTCACCCTGCTCGAGGACAACGCCACCGAGGACGCCATCTTCGACATGGTGGCCGAGCACCGCGCCCAGGTGGCCCAGAGCATCGTCTGGGGCATCGACGACTGCATCATGAACGGCGACACCGCCGGCACCCACGGCGACACCGGCATCGCCTCCTGGGACATGGACGGCATCTGGTCGGGCAAGAGCGGCGGCGCCCGCGACCACCGCCGGGCCTGGCTCGGCCTGCGACACCTGGCCATCGGTGCGTCCAACAGCGTCGACCGCTCGACCTTCGACGAGGAGAAGTTCAAGGCCGACATCGCCGCCGTCGCCAAGCCCCGCGGCATGAGCGGCGACCGGGTCTGCGTGGTTTCCGACGCCGGCATGCTCCGCGCCATCTCCACCATGGACGGTGTGAAGTCCGCCGAGAAGTACGGCAGCAACGAGGTCGTCCTCACCGGTGAGGTCGCCCGCGCCCACGGCGTCCGCTTCGTGATCTCCGACTTCATGAGCGAGCAGCTCGCCTCGACCGGGCTCTACACCGGCAGCGGCGCGACCACCGGCTACGTCATCTTCAACCGCCGCAGCTTCCGGATGTACGTCCGCCGGGCCACCCGGGTGGAGCTCCAGCGCGACGCCACCATCGGCGGCTCCTACATCGTGGCGACCTGGCGCGGCCTGTTCAAGCAGATCCGTGCCAGCGGCGCCAAGACCGTCCGCTACGGCTACAACATCTGAGTCCCACGCCCTTCGGCGTCGGGGCTCACAGACGCCATCTCTCCTCTCTCCCGAGGTCGCCATGGCCCAGAACGAACTGCTCCCCCTTCCGGTCGCGCTGCCGCTCGCGCTCGCGCCAGGCCACCGCCGGCGACGGCGTGACCGGCGACATCACGGCAGGCACTCCCGTCGCCTTCGACATCTCCGGTGCGATGGACGCCATCCTCGCCCAGGGCGACGCCGTCACCGCCACCATCACCAAGCCCGGCACCGGCGTGGCCATCAACGGCCGGCTGGTCCTCGGCTTCCGTCGGGTCCTCTGATGCAGGTGGTCGACCGCGCCATCCGCCAGTCGCAGCCAGCGCCCAGCGTGCCGGCCGCGGTTCGGCGGCTCCCCACCGCCGACCTCGTGTCTGGCGTGGGGAGCGGCGCGCTCGACCGCGTGCTGGGGCCCCTCCACGAGGCGGAGAAGGCTGGCCCGGCCCGACCCTCCGTCCTCGACGCCATCGCCGCCCGGTCCCGAGTTCTGCGCGCCGAGGTGCCGTGATGGCTCTCGCGACCGCCGCCGAGGTCCGGACCGAAGCCCCCCACCTCTTCGCCGAGTCGGGGAGCGACGACGCCCGCCTGACCGCGCTCATCGCGCGGGCCGACGCTGTCTTCGCTCGGCACTGCAACCACCCGCGCCCGGACACCGGCGGACACACGATGGAGGCTGCCGCCTACACCGTGTTCCCGGGCCGCTACGCCATCGGTGTGGGTCTCGACTCACACCGCCTGGTGCTGCCGACCCCCGAAGTGATCTCGGTGACCTCGGTGCACGTCGACGAGCAGCAGGACTACGGCGACGCCACCCTGCTGGACACCACCGAGTACGTCGCAACGGGCTCCATGCTGGAGCTCACCATCGACGCCTCTACGGGCTGGTCTGCGGCCCCTCGCGCGAACAAGGTGGTGGTGTCCGCCGGCTACGATGTCGACGACCACGACACCCTCAAGATGGCGGCCATCCTCCAGGTCATCCACTGGGCCCGCAACTCCGCGACCGCGGGGGAGCGCTCCTCCTCCGTCGTCCAGGGCAGTTCCCGGACCGTGGATCGGCTGGGGCTGCTCGACGAGGTCCGCGACCTCCTCGCCGACTACGTGCTGATGGTGCCCTGATGGCCACCCAGATGCTCTTGCCGTCGGAGTTCGAGCGCCTCCTGGAGCGCGCTGGGCCCGAGTTCGCCCGCCTGCTCCGCCGCGAGATGGAGGAGACCGGTCTCCGGATGGAGGCAGCCGGCAAGCTCAACGCCCGCAACCGGATGAAGACCCCCACCGGCAACCTCAGCCGCAGCATCGGCCACGAGGTCCGAGGCTCCGGCGCAACGTTGGAGACGTCTCTCCGGGCTGGTGGCCGGCTCGCTGGCCGCGGCGACGTGGTCTATGCCCGCATCCAGGAGCTCGGCGGCGTCGTCCGTCCGACCCGAGCGAAGTGGCTCGCCATCCCCACCGACTCGGTGAAGACCGCGGCCGGCGCCTCCCGGTACGCCTCCCCGCGGGACTACCCGAAGCCGCTCCGCTTCGTGTTCCTGCTCTTTGGCCTGGCTGCCCTCGTCGAGGACATGCCCGACGGCACCATGAAGGCCCGCTGGTGGCTCAAGAAGAAGACCACCATCCGCCCCAAGCACTACCTGCGGGACGCGCACCAGGAGGCCGCCAAGGGCCTGCCTGAGCGTGTGGCGGGCGCCTTCCGCGACGCCCTCGTCCCGGCCGTGGGGGCCGCATGAGCACCGTGAACCGCAAGGACATCCACGCGGCCGTGCGCACCCTCCTGCAGGGCATCACCCCGGGCAACGGCTACCACCACGACCTCTCACCGGCGGGCGCGGTGTCCCTCGTGCAGTCGCGCGGGCGGGCGGCCACGTCCAGAGGCCCCCGGCTGGAGATCGCGACGGGCGAACTCCGCGAGAGCCGCGCCCAGGGCGGCGACCTGTCCCACTACGGGCAGGAGATGCCGGTCCGCATCTACGGCCTGGTGCCCTACACGGCCTCGCCAGAGGCCACGCTCGAAAGCACCTGCGACCTCGAGGCCGACATCCGCAAGGCCTTCCACGCGGACCGGAAGGTCGGCGACACCTGCCACGATGTGAAGGTCGACACCCAGGCCATGCTGTCCCCTACGGACAGCAACACCAACCGGCCGGGCGAGCTTTTCGCCGAGGCGACTCTCTACTGGAGGCGCCGGTGAGCTGGTTCGACGCCGACTACCCGCTCCGCATCCCCATCGCCGTCGACAACAACGGCGGCGCGGCCTCGATCGATGCGTCGGTCGTCCTCCCCGTCGAGTGGGAGGCCTTCTGGGGCGCCATCGACGCCGACGGCCACGAGCTCCGGGTCACCGACTCGAACGGCCGCACTGCGGTCACGTGGAAGCGCGGCAACTGGACCTACGCCAGCCGCCTCGCCCAGATCGACGTCAACGCCTGGTCCCCCGCCAGCGACGACGCCACCGTCATCCTGTGGCTCTACTGGGGCAACAGCGGGGCCACAGACGGCGCTGGGACCTTCACCCCATCGTCGGCGAAGACCGGCAAGGTGACCCCCTTCGGGCCCGCAGCAGGCGACATCGTCATCCGCGGTGGTCCGCTCCCCGCCGGCACCGACAACCCGCCCACCGTCTACGGGTGGCAGCCGGGCCGCGAGGGCTGGGTGTGGTTCCAGGGGGACCACCTCCTCCACCGGCTGCCCGAGAAATTCAACGGGCGGCCGAACCTCGAAGAGGTCGCCGCCATCAACGTCGCCACCCGCAACGGGGGCAGCGCCTACGCCGACGGCAACGCCCCGAGCAAGACCCGCTTCGTGGAGCTCGCGGACGGCCGGCAGCTCGTGGGCATGTGGCTCGAGGGCGGCGCCGACGGCCAGACCTACATCGACGAGGTGACCGTCACCACGACCCTGAACCGGGTTCTCGTGATGGCCGCCCAGCGCAACGCGAACACCGCCGAGGAGGCGTGACATGGCACGACTTGGACGCAACGCCGCACTTGGCCTCGGGGTCGAGTCCACGGAGGGCACCGCCGTCGCGGCCGCCCTGTGGGCCCGTCTCGCGGCGCTGAACATCAGCAAGAGCCGGCCCATGGTGGCCCGGCCGGACCTTGGGGTCGGCTCGACCGGCTTCCTGCGGCGCCGCCACAACGAGGTCGAGGACGTCACGTGGTCCGCTACGGTCGTCGTGCAGTACCAGGGCATGGCCATCGGCCTCATGCTGCGGGCCATCATCGGCGGCACCTGGGCGGCCCCGTCGGGCTCCGGCCCCTACACCCACGACCTCTCGCCGGGCAACTCTCCGCCCCCGCTCACCCTCCGCAGCTACCGCGACAACGGAGATGCAGGCGACATCGTTGCCGGCGCCCGGGTGACGCGGGCCACGATCTCCGTCTCGACGCCCGGGGTGATGACCATCGCCCTCGAGGGCATCGCGATGACGGCGACGACGGGCGGCAGCGCGCCGACCCCGAGCATCGCCGCCGACCAGGACCCCGTCCTGCACCACGAGGGCGGCACGCTGTCCTGGAACGGCTCCACCTACACGGTGCGGTCCTTCTCGCTCGTCATCGACAACGCGGTGGAGGGCCTGCGCTCCTTCGGGAACCGCGGCATCGCCTCGGCCATGGTCACCGGCGTCCGGAGCGTCCGGGCCACCATCGGCCGCTACAAGACCGACGACGACTGGGTGGATGGCCAGGTCGCCAACACCGAGGCCGACGCCGAGATCACGTGGACCGACGGCACGAGCAGCCTCACCATCGACCTCAACAGCGCGGTCATCGTTGAGCCCGTCGCCATCGAGAACAGCACCGTCGGGCTCGTCGAAGAGTCCGCGGTCTTCGAGCCGCGTGACGACGGCACCGACCAGCCGATCGAGTTCACCCTCGTCAACGGCGACGCCACCGCGGAGGCCTCCTGATGGATCTCGCCAACCTCTTCGCGGTCCGCTGGGTGACCGTCCACAGCCTCTCGGCGCCGGTGCAGCTTGGCATCGTGCCGGTGTCGCCCGCCATGCTCTCGGCCCAGGCTGGGGTGCTCCGCTCGCTCGTCGATCAGGCGATGGCGGAAGCCGAGGGTACAGAACGCCCCCCTCCGAGCGAAGAGGCCCGCGTCACCCCCCACCAGATGCAGGCCCTCCAGGCCGTCGCGGTGGCTGCGGTGCGCTCCATCCGGCCGCTCGACGCCGACGGCAACGGGGTGGGCGACGGCGGCCCGGCCCGGTTCTCTCTGCGAGAGGCTGACCACGACCCGTCCGCGGGCGTCTTCTGGGTGGGGTGGCTCGGCTACCCCGACCTGGCCGCCGTCTACTTCCTCGCGCTCTACCACCACGGGAGCGCCCTCGAACGGGCGCGCGGGTTTCGCCGCGGACCCGGGAACGGTGGAGATGCTGGACGAGATGGCGAGGAGGTTCGCGACGACGCCTGACACGCTCGTCTCCGACCCGACCGACCACCCCGTAGAGGCGGCGTGGTTCCGCCTCATGATGGCTCGCCTGTGCTCCCTCTCGGCCATGGGCGTCCTCCGCCAGTTCATCGCCGAGAACAAGGGCAAGGGCATCATCCAGGTGTTCGTGCCGGCCCCCGGGGTCTGAGATGGCAGACGGAATCGTCGAGTACCTGCTCCGGATCAAGGACCAGGCCAGCGCCAGCCTCAAGAAGGCCACCCGCGCGTCCAAGGACCTCACCACCGAGTCCAAGAAGACGACGCGGCAGGTCGACAAGATGGGCGACGAGGCGGCCCAGACCGGGCGGCAGGTCGCCCGCATGGGCCAGCAGACCAGCAAGGCCGCGGCCCAGGCGAAGACCGCCGGCACCCAGGTGGGGCTCTTCGGGCGGCTCTCCAAGGCCGCGGGGACCTCGGTGTCGGGCTTCGCGGCGTCCATTGCCGCCATCGGCTTCGCTGGGGCTGTCCGGGGCTACGTCGGGCTCTCTCAGGCCGTCGCCGACTTGCGGAATGACCTCGGGGACGCCTCCACGCGGTCGGGGCTGGCCGTCGACACCATCCAGGGGCTACGCCTTGCCGCCGAGGGCGCGGGGCTGGCCTTCGAGGAGATCGGGCCGGGGCTCGACCAGTTCGCCGTACGGATGGACTCCGCGCGGTCCGGCACCGGGGCCACCGCCGACGCCTTCGCCCGCCTCGGGGTCGAGGTCCGCAACGCCGACGGCACCCTCCGCGACACCGACACGGTGCTCCGCGAGACGCTGGCGAGCCTCCAAGCCATGGGGCCGTCCGCAGACCGCTCCGCCCTTGCGGTCATCACGCTGGGCGAGGCCGGCGGGCGGCTGCTCCAGGCGCTTTCCGGGAGTGGGCTCGACGCCTTCGTGGAACAGGCCCGCCTCTTCGGCGTGGACTACGGCCCCGCGGCGGCCGAGTCGGCGGGGCGGTGGCAGCGGGCGGTCGCCGAACTCGACCTCGCCGCCAGCGGCCTACAGGCCACCCTCGTCGACACCTTCGGGGTGGGCGCAGACACGGTGTACGCCTTCTCCGAGGCCATCGTCGTCGTTCGTGCGCTGATCGGCGACCTCGCCGAGTCGGGTGGGCGCGTCTTCGACGCCTTCGGGCGGACGATGTCCGCGGTGCTCGCCGAGGCATCGGCCCAGACGGGCCGCCTCACGTCTCGCTTGGAGGTGCTGAGTTCGCTCCTCTCGGGCGACCTTGCCGGCATCGGTGAGGGCATGGCCGAGGTGCGCGCCGCCGACGCTCAAGCGGACGCGGCCGTGGCCGCCAGCAACGCGGCCGGGGCTGAACTCCTCGCCGCAGTGGAAGGGGCGGCCGGGTCCGCCGGCATCGCCATTGTCAGCGCGATCCAGGACCTCCAGGCCAGCCGGGCACAGATCGCGC